CCAAGTTTATTCATGAAAATGGTGTTGCTTCTACTATCATTTCAAGATATGAAGGCTCTCCACAATGCTTATCTGATAAAAGGGTAATCGAAATAGGTAATTATTCTCCAAGTGGACATCACGCTTCAAGAATTATAGATACAAGGGGGGTAGCACCAACAATAACTGAAAATCATGGAACAGTATGTGCAATAAAAGATGGCATAAAAGAATAAGCAACAAAAAAGGAGAAATAATGTCTAAAGCAAAAGCCAAAGTCATAGGTGGAATAGGCGAGAAAAAGTCTAACAAAGGTACACAATGGTATCAACAAGATAGGATTTATGAAGGAAATGTTGCCATATCTATTGCAACATCCTGCAATCCTTATTACAATTTAAGTGAACATGGAGAAAAAAGTATGAATGATGAAGAAATAAGAAAATTAACACCAAAGGAAGTTTCAAGGCTTATGGGTTTAAAAGATGAAGACACCGATAGAATGGGCGAACATCAAACCAATGCCGAACGCTACAAATTAAGTGGAAATTCAATATGCACCACTTGTCTTATGGCAATTTTTGGCGAAATGCTTGGTATAGATTGGAAAGAAAAATTTAATCCAAAAGAATGGTGGAAAAATGAATGAATGTAATATATAGAATTTATCAAATAACTGATATTGAGCCTAATATGTTTATGTCAGATAAAATTATAATATGCCAAGATACTATGATTTGCAATAACGCTGAAGAATTTAAAGAAGCTATTAAATTAACTTTTGGCGATGATATAAAATTCAAACATACAAAAGGAATGAAAAAAGGGGATATTTTCTGCTCAATAATTAGTTATAATTGTAATAATGCTGAAGAATACATTAGGGTAGATGATTTTGTTTGTGATAATTGTGGTAAAAAATTTAAAACAAATAAGCATAGTTTAATTAGTTTTAGAGATGGTTATTCATTAGAAAGAATATGTAAGCCATTGTTTGATGAAAAAGCCAAAGAACTCGAAAATTATCACTATTGCTGTAATCGTTGCAAAGCCGAACACGAAGAAAAACTAATAGAAGAATTTACTAATTATGCCAAAGAAAATAATTGGTTAAGTGAATTTTGGGTTGATAGATATAACACATTTTCTAATAAAGACTGTTATGGCTACATATATATGATTAGCAAAAAATCAACAGGCGAATTTTATGTTGGTCAAACAAATGCTATTCCAATGTTTAGGTGGGTGCAGCATTTAAAAACTGAAAGATTTAAAATAGAAAATATTACTGATTATGTTTTTGAAATAATTGAAAAAGTAAAATATCAAAAAGACATAAATGATAGGGAAGCATATTGGATTAACAAGAAATATAATGAGAACCCTAATTTAAGTCTTAACATTATAATACCAAAACAAAAACAACCTGATTTGTTTGATTTGATAGGAGAAAAAAATGTTTAAACTAAAAGCAGGAAAATGGTATCCTATTGATAGATACTACCAATTCAAAGAGAAAATGAATTTAGACTGGGTATTGGTTCAATTTAAAGATTTAAGAGATAATTTTGAACCTATACCACAAATGGCTGAATGTAATAATGATGATAAAAAATGGCACTTGAGTATAGTAGGTTATAATGATATTGATGATTTATTTAGCAAACAATTAGTGCCAAAAGCATTTATGATTATAAAGAAATGGAGAAAATAATATGGAAGAAGAAAGATATGTAGATTTTATTACAAACACATTTAGTTTAGCAGATTTATTATTGGCTTTAGAAAACAGCCATATTAAAGATTTTGCAATTATAAGCGTAGAAAACGAGTTGCATGTAAGAATACCTTTAAGCCATTTAGAGAAAATTGTTTATCGTGAAATTGGCACTGATAGTTGCTGTGATGGTGTATCAAAATGAAATCAAAACAAGAAGTTGAAGAAGAAATTAAAAGCATGCAGTTTATCGAATTGCAATACGAAGGCTATACAATAGTCTTAACAGACTTTAAAGTCGAGGTAAAAGAGAATTAGAAAGGTAGAAATAGGGAAACAATGTCATTAGAAGTAAAAATTTTTGTGTATTTAATGATATGCTTTTGCTTTTTGGCAATATTTACAAAAAAACGATAAGAGGTGTGATTATGGAACAATTATTAAAAATGGAAAACAAAGAGAAAACTTTAAAATGTTCAACAAAAGGATTTCTAAAAATGAAAAGAATATTAAAAAGAGTTTTAAAAAGTGATGATGATGATAAAGAATTTAAGAAAGTTTTATTTTATGATGAGGTGGCAAATGAATAGAATTGAAGTGGATGATGAATATTTAGTTCAAAGAATAATTGACGGAAGTTCAATAAGAGATTTGGCAAAGGAATATAATTGTAGTCCTGCTTGTGTTTTCAAAAGAGTGAGAAAGAATTATCAAGGTGCATTAATTGAAGAATTAGATGAGGCATTAAAAAAGAATAGATTAAATTCAAATGTAAAAAGGTGGAGTAAAAAAGATGATACAGGAGCAAAGTATTAGTCCAAATTTCTCATATAAAGAAAGTTATGAAAATCAATTTAAAATAATTCGATTGGCTTTAGAAGAAAAGAGAAAAGTTCGATTAGTGAATAATCGTTATGTAGAAATATATTTAGACAAATATCAAGAAGCTTATAATGGAGTGAGATTGGAAATTTTGAAAGAGTACATTCCAAATGTTAAAATTGATGAAAACGGATTTTTAAGTTTATAGAAAGGTGGTGGAACTATGGCAATTATAAAGTGTCCTTGTTGTAGACAAGAAAGAAAAAACTATAGAGCAGGTTTTTGCCAAAGTTGTTATAGAAATTTTGTAGAAGTTTCGTATGAAAAAATTAATAATAAAGAACCTAAAAGTGATGTTAATAAAAAAATAATAGATGAGTTATTAAAAAATCCTCATGCAAATAGGAAAATTATAGCTTATGAGAACAAATGTACAGTCGCTAATATTACTTATTTATCAAGAAAATATTTAAAGAAGAAATATACAATAAAATTATAAGGAGGTAAAATTATGGCAACTCATGTTGAACATTTTGAAAAAATGGATAACAATTACAAAATCCTTCTTAAAACAGAAAAGTATTATTTGAATGAAGATTTATTATATAATTTTATGCTAGATTTTAAAAAATTATTATATGACATTATATATAATCAATTATCTAGCGATATAATTAGTGATGTAAATGAAAGGTATATTAGATTTTATTGCAATTACATTAAAAATAATATATTGCCATTGTGTAATAAAAAAATAGAAGTTTTAAAAACCAAATTGGAAAAAGAAGAAAATGTTGCGAACATAGAAAAAGATAATCTTAATTATCAAAGGTGGGTTAACCTAGAAGATGATTATTATGCTATGGTAGCTTATAGAAATTTAAAATATTATGCTTATTACATAGAAAGAGCAAAGAAACCAAAGAATAGAATTTGGAATAAAACAATGGTTCTATTTGAAAGTTTTGCTTATTATGCAGATGAGATGATATTAAATGATAAAGTTGACAAGATAAGAGCAAGTTTTATGCCATCTATGGGTAAGACTTATTTTTGCAATTTATTGTGTTCATTTTGGATTAGTTATGATAAAGAAATGACAATATTAAGAATTACTTATGCAGAAGATTTGGCTAAAAAGTTTACGAAACAAATATCTAACATTTTGCAAAGTGAAAGACATAAAAAGGTATTTCCTAAATTTAACAAAGAGAAAAAAGACATATTTGCCGAAAATAGTGCCTTTTGTATTAAATTAAAAGGTAGCGAAGAAAATAACTTTAATGCTATGACTAGATATGGTCAAGTTACAGGTAAGCGTGGTAAATTGTTAATTACAGATGATTTGTTAAAAGGAAAAATTGAAGCTGGTAATTTTAAGTTACAAGATGAAATCGTTGGTATGTATGACTCTGACTGGACATCAAGAGCAGATGATGACAACCAAAAGGAAGTTCATGTAGGAACAATGTGGTCTAACCACGATTTGCTTAATGTTATTGAAAAAAGAGATAGCGAAATCACAAAATTTGAAATGGATAAAACTTATAAATACACCAAAACTGGATTTGAAGGTAGAGCAGTGTATATTGGTGTACCAGCACTAGATTATGATACTGACCAATCCACTTGTCCATTACGTTATTCAACTGAATTTTTAAGAAGAAAAAGAGATACAATTGACCCATACATTTGGAAAGCAGAATATCAACAAAAACCTGATGAGCCAGAAGGATTACCATTTGCATATTCAAAGTTAAAAACTTACAATAGCGAAACTTTCCCTAAAGAAATATTAGAAGGTCGATGTGAATGTAGAGTGGCTATAGACCCTAATAGACGTGGAATAGACTATTTTGTATGTCCAATATTGAAACGTTATATTGTTAATCATGATGAATATGGAAACGAAATATGGAGTGATTGGTATTTAGTAGATATATTATGTAAAAAAGATATATATAAGAATTTAAAAGTACTTTTAATAAGTAAATTAATTAAAAATAGAGCTTCAAAGATTTCCGTAGAAATCAATACTTCAAACGAATTACCTGATTTGTTAGAAGAAGATTTTGAAGACAATGGATATTTTGATTATGACATTAGTCAAGTATATTCTACTGATAATAAAGAAACCAAAATAGCAATGGCTCAATATGATATGAGAGACCATATTATTTTCCCTGCAAAAGGTATGTTTGCAAGCAATTCTGAAATGGGAATTGCAATGGAAATGCTAACAACTTATACATTTGAGAAAAAAGTCGAGCATGATGACGTACCAGACATACTAGCAATATTTACAAAAGAAAATATTGGTAATGATGAAGAAAATGGCATTGAAGTGGTTTCAAGATTATAAAAAATTACTTTACAATACACAAAAAATAATTCAAACTTATTGACAATAGTAAAATAACTCTCTAAAATATAATTAGAGAGTGTTTTTTTTACAAGTTGATGTAGTTTTGATAACTAGATTAATTGTATTTTAAAACTAGCGTGCAAGAAAGTGAGGAATTTTATGGCTACAGTATATACAGGAAGAAAAAAGATTACAATTCCAGTTTCTGAAACTCAATTTTTAGAAGACCCTATAAAATATATTGACCAATATCTTGGTAGTTGTCTTAACACAAATGATGACAATGCCAAAGAATGTGAAGAATTGCAAAAAGTATATTTAGGCGAACAAGAAATTCTTACTAAAACAAGAGTTAATGGAGATAGCAAGAATAACAATACAGTTGTCATAAATCATAGTTTTAGACAAGTTGAATTTAAAAAAGGATTTACGATTGGTAATCCTATTGAGTATTCAATGGCTGTGGAGAGAGAAGAAAATGATGACTTATCAAATCTAACAAAATATTTTAATGATTGTGGTAAAGCTGCTAAAGATATTGACAAGTATGAAGATTTATATAAATTTGGTATTGCTTTACAATACATAATTCCAAAAACTGAAGATTATGACCATGATAATGAAGCTCCATTTGAATTATATAATTTGGAAGTTGGGAAAGCATTTAAAGTTTATTCATCTGACGCTAAAGGTTCTCCATTATTCGATGTAATTATTAGTAGTGAATTAGATGACTCATTTACATCACAAACATTGTATGAAGTTTATTATATGACTTCTAGTGGTAAATGTGTATTTACAACTTATGATAAAGATAAGAAAAACACAGGAACGAGTGAAGTTCAACCACAACCATTCCTACCAATTATTGAATATTCTTTAAACAAGAACAGAATGGGGATTGTAGAAACTACATTATTGTTGGGTAATGCAATAAACTTAATTAGTTCAAACCAAATTGATAATCTAATTGATTTTGTAAACTCATATATTGTCTTTGAAAACCTAGATACTAAAAAAGATTGGGATAAAACAGTTGAGGCGATGAGAAGAACAAGAACAATTCGTTTAAAGTCTTCAAATCCACAACTACCTGCAAAAGTTTATACATTGCAAGACACATTACAACATAATGAAATTAATTCTTTATATGATATTTTAAAGAAAGAAATGTATGATATTAATGCAGTTCCACAATCAAGTGGTTCAGTAACTAGTGGTGGAGACACTGGAGAAGCTAGAATTTTAGGTAATGGTTGGGAGTCTGCTCAAAACCAAGCCAAAGTTGATACAACATACGTTTCACAATTTGAACGAGAGTTCCTAAAGAAAGTATTTAAGATTTGCGAAACAACAAGTGGTACTTTACTTGATACTATATCTCCTAATGATATTGCTATTAAGTATTCAATTAATATGAGTAATAATATTTATACTAAAGTCCAAGCAGCAAATCTATTATATGATATGAATTTCCCTTATGAGAAGATATTAAGCACTTGTGAATTGACTAGCGACATTCATGGTGTAGGTAAAGAGTGGCGAGACCTTGATGAAAGTAGAAAAGCAAGCGAAAATTCTCAAAGTGAAACATCAAATAATGAAACACCAAATAGTGAAACATCTACTGAAACCGTAGATAATCAAGTGGCAGAAACAACGCAAGTTGATGAAGCATAAATAAAGTTAGAGAAAACTATAATCGCAAAAGGTTAGAGAAAACCTACCAAAAAACGCAGGAGGAAATAACAATGGAAAAACTAAACAACAAACCACTACTAGTACCTTTACAACTTCAATTATTTGCCGAAGATAATGGCAATAATGGTAATAATGGAGATAATGGTGCTGGTAACAATGGTGGTCAAGAACCACCAAAGCAAAAATACTCTGATGAGGAGTACCTTAAATTAAAGCAGGCTTTTGACAATAGTGCTAGTGAAATTGCAAATTTAAAGAAGCAAATTAAAGCCAAGCAAACTGATGAAGAACAAAAAGCACAAGCTCAAGCCGAAAAGGAAGCCGAGATTGAGAACATGCGTAAAGAATTAACCTCAATCAAAACAAAGGCTCAATTAATGAAAGTCTTTGATGAAAAAGACGCGGACACTTTAACTCAATGTATTGTTGATAATGATACTACTAAATTATTAGAAAATTTAGTAAATATATATACTGCTAACATTACTAAAGTTAAAGACCAAGCAAAGCAAGAATTTTTACAATCTGCACATATCCCCGGTTCAAGTACAGGTAGTGAGGAAAATTCTTTAGGTAAGCAAATGGCTAATTCTTTCAAAAAAGAAAAGCCAAAAACAAAAGTCTGGGGACAATTTGAAAATAAATAATATAAAGGAGAATTAACAAAATGACATTAGAACAAGATAAGAATTTTATTGCTAGTGCTGTATCATTAAGAACTGTACCTTACACTTTCTCTAAAAACACTACATTAGCAGTAACAGAAGAAGGTAAGAAAGTATTAAAAGCAGGTACAATTTATCCTGCAAATGACGCAACAGCAGTTGGTGTAGTATTAGCTGATTTAGTTTTAGAAGATGACTTTGGTAATGCAAAAAATGCAGTTGGTGCATTAATTGTATCTGGTCATTTATATTCAAATCGTATGCCAGTTGCACCAGAAACCACAGCAGTAACAAAGTTAGCTGGAACAGGTTTATTCTTTGAAGCAGAACCATCAACTACAGTACCAGCAGATGGAACATTATAATTTTAGGAGGACAAAATATTTATGGATATTTCAACATTAATCACAAGAAAAGATTTAGATGATTTTTCAGCAAATTATGAATACCCAACTGATTGGTTAGGTACACAATTATTCCCAAGAGAAAAGACAGATGACCTTGAATTTGCTTTATCTCAATTAGAACAATATGGAAACATTCCTTCAATTGCTAAAGTTCATGCTTTTGATACTGAAGCTCGTATTGGTTCAAGAGAAAAGTTAACAGAAAAACACTTTGAGTCTTTATTAATCAAGGAAAAGTTAGCAACTTCTGAAAAAGCTCAATATGCTTTAAAGAACAATGATAAGAATAAGGCATTAAAGATTATTTATGATGACCTTAACATTGAAATGCAAAGAGTTTTAACAAGAACAGAACTTGAAAATATGCAAGTAATCTCTACAGGTAAATTAACTATTAACGAAAATAATGTTAATACTGTTATTGAATATGGATATGACAACTCTCATGACACATCATTTACAGGTTGGTCAGACCCTACTCATAATATTATTGGAGACCTTAATTTATTCGTTCAATCTGCATTAAAGCAAGGTAAGAGATTAGCATACGCAGTAACATCATCAAAGATTGTAGGTTATTTAACTGCAAACAAAGGCATTGGAGAAATGTTAAAAATTCAAGGTGCTATTCCAACAGTTCCAAATGTATTAAATTACATTTATGCTCAATTTGGCTTACAAATTGCAACAAATGATGAATTATATAAGATTGAAGGTGGAGACAATACATTACATCGTTTCTTCCCTGAAAACAAGATTTCATTCTTAACTACTCTTGATTTTGGTAAAGGTTATTTTGCACCTACACCAGATGAATTAACAGATGTAGCTTCTGCCGCAGACATTGATATGAGACAAAATGTATATCTAAAGTCTTGGAAAGAACAAGACCCTTCAACAGTATGGACAATGGGTTCAGCAGTATATTTACCTGCTGTTAAGGACATTAATACTTTATATATCGCTACAGTTGCAGCATAATGAAAGAATATAAAATAGTTGCAAAGGCAAGGGGTATAGTTATTCTTAATGGAGTAGCATATACCCCAAACCAAACTATTCCTTCTCCACTTAATGAAAATGATTATAATGCAATTAAAGATAATATTATAATTGAAAAAGTTGAGCCAATAGGAGAAGAACCTACAATTACTGCTGAACAAAAAGATAATAAACCAAAAGTAAAAAAAGAAAAATTAGTTGAGCCAAAAAAAGACACTCAACCAGTTAAAGAAGAAAAACTAGAGCAAGAAAATGCTTTAGATGAATTATTCGCATAAAACTACGAAGGAGGGAAATTATGGCAGTTTATACAAAAGAACGTTGTGTACAATATTATCATAATAAATATCCATATATGAATGAAATAGATATAGAATTATTATATGATATTGCAAGCGACATTTATGTCAATTTAAGATTTCCTTTTGAATTAGATGTAGTTGAACCAAGTAATGATGAGTTGGCAAAACATCCTACATGGCATTTAAGATGTATGCAAGAAATAATAGATAAGGAAGGACTAACAAATGTAGTTGGTTATAGTGAAAATGGTGTTAGTGTTAAATTTGACAAAACAGGACTTTCACAGAATTTAATTGATGAAATTGTTGGTATGGCTGAAATAGTTTAATGAGATTAGGCGAACGAATTTATTATTGCAAGAAAAAAGATGGTGTTGAAGAATATGAAGCACCAATCCCAATCACATTACGATTTAATGACTTTACTTTAATGGCAACTAGAGGTTTTAGTGATATTGAAATATATGGAACTGAAATCACAAATTATTATACAGCATACGCTAAATTATCTAAATGGGGAAATAACCTTTTTAGAGAAGGCGATAAATTTTATGTCGACTATGCTAAACCAAGTGTAGATGAAGAAAATTATGGCGATAAAGCTAATGCTAGAATAGATAGTATTATTTATGATAATCTATTTATAAAAATAATGATTAAAAAGTTGGTGGCATAATGAGTAAAAGTTATGTTGAAGTAAATGATTTAGATAGACTTTTATCAAAAATTGAGAAGAAGAAAAATCAAGATTTTGATAAGAAAAAAATGGGTGGGATAAAGAAAAAAATTGAAGAAATGGCACTAGAAGAAATAAAGTCTACTTATGCAGGCACAGATGTTCAAGTGCTAAAAAAAGAAATTGATGATAAGACAACACAAATTATTGCTAAAAGCGAAGGTATTGCTTTTGATGAGTTTGGAACAGGCTTTTATGCTAAAGGAACTTATGAGGGCGAATTACCTAAAGAAAAATTAGTCTTTGTATCTGCTGGTCATGTTAGAGCAACTAATGGTTGGCAATATTATTATTACAACGCAAGAACTAAATACGATAAAGATGGTAAACCAATAACAAAAAATGGTAAATTTGCGTGGAGAAGTCCAAGTAGACCGGGATTTCCAAATGGTAGTTTACATATAGGTAAGGTTGCTAGCAATCGTTTTTATAGAAGTTGCAAAAGAATTAAAGAAAGGTATAGGTTAGAAATATAGTGGCAAAATTAGTAGAATTTTTAGATGATTTAAAACAATATTTACAAGAAAGTATTACAACACTTGATAATAATTTCTCAAATCTAAAAGTAACTTACGCTTACGAAAATGAAAATAAACCTAATCCACCTGAAATAAAATTAATGACATTTGATGATAGCGAAGATACAATGACAAATTCTTATGAAAGTGAAAACATAACAACTGTTTCATGTAACATTTATGCTTACGCAAATGCTATGAAATTTAATGGTAGTGAAGAAAAAACTAATGCAGTTATTTCGACAACCATTTTAGCAGATGATATAAAAGAAGTCTTAAAGAAAATCAATTTCA